CCAGACCTTGAGCGTATTTGTATTTCATATCCATCAGGAATCTCAACATACAATCCAGTAGATATTGCTTTCCAACTAAACGGTGAAATGTGTTCATCTTCAGCTGCACATATGTCCATACCAGCATCACCATCTCTAGCATACTTTGGTAATGGATTCTCACTTTTATTTACTATATTAATATTCATTTTAGCCTCAAATTTTATAATTAATGACCACCAGTTGAAACACTACGAAACAGTATATATTGTAAATGGCTGGGGTCGTTTATTCATTTTAAAACAATTCACTTTATCACAGACAGTACAAGTAAAATCTTCATAATATGCTAAACCTGCAAAACCTTCTGAAGTATTAACTTGTGCTGTTACTTTCTTGCACCTCTCGCACTTCTTCTTCGATGTCTTGATATCCGTCATCTTCATCTCCTTCGTTAATAAATATCTTTTTTTGTTTAAGAATATGCAGTTTCTTTCTTTCAATCTTATTTCTGACAATCTTCTTATAAGTCTTGCCCATTTCAGTTTCCTTTATAAAGTTATTTCCTTACACATATAATCAAACTTCTCATTTAAATATGTGCTTACTCTTTCCTTCCAATGTTTAATACCATAATTATGATGTTTCTTCCAAATCAAATCATCAACAATATCAAATAATATAGCCTTGTTATGTTTATCATCTAACCGTAACACTCTACCAATCGATTGAAGATTTCTTATCTTTCCTTTATATGGATGAGCAAATATTAAGGTTTGTAGATTTTTAATATTAACACCCGTTGACAAAACACCTGATGATGCTACAATGATTGAGTTTTCAACTTCTGTAACTTGTCGAATTCTCTCTCTATCTTCAACCGATGTCTCACCCGCTATAAAGAAAATGTTTCTATCATCTGTATTCTTTTCCTCTATCAACTTATGTAATACCTTACCATGTTTCTCTACAAAGTTAAAGAGAATCAGAACATTACCTTTTCTTGCTAATGCTAAATCACGGATAAATATATTTCGTTTATGATGTGTTACAACGAAATCAATCTCTTCTTGATATGTAGATTTCTTCTGCTCTTGACGTTCTTTATCTGTATATTTAAGAACTAAACAGTTGATACTCAAATCAGATATATGTTTATTGTCCATCAACTCTTTAGATGTTACAGCTGTATATGTTTTACCAAATAATCCTTCAAGAACTAATTTATTCGTCTTAGAGTCTGTAAGTGTACCAGTTGTACCATAACGATATCTACAAGTGGTCATTTTCTCTAAGATACCCTTTAAACTCTGAGCATTACATAAATGAGCTTCATCACCTATAACCATGCCAAACTTCTTAAAGTATGGAGCACCAAGTCTAAATAATGACTGCCATGTACTAACATATATCTGTTTCTCTGATTCCTTTTCCTTACCTGAATATATCATGTGGCACTGTTCTTCAATATTCCAATCTGGTAACTCTGATGAATAATCTTTGAAATCATTATACATCTGTGTAACAAGATTTGTAGTAGGAACCAATATCAATATCTTATCATTCTCTATAAACTGCTGATGCCATCTAATCAATGAATAGATAACTAAACTCTTACCCGATGATGTTGGTGACAGTAGTAGAGCTCTTTCAGCCTTTGCACAATGTAGAAATGATGCAATCTGATAATCTCTCGGAACAATTGGTTTAGCCTTACAATGTAATTTAAGTGAATCAAAAAACTCTTTGATACCTTCTACATCCAAACCAGAAAGTTTTTTAACTTCCAGTATATCAGATTGCAATTTATAAGAATGTTTCTCTGCCCAATCTTTTAGATATGGATATAGACCCAGATACATTTGTCCTGTTTGTATATTGAATAAACGTATCTTTCCGTCCCACATTTTTGCTTTAAACTTCGGATGAAACTGACAGTTCGGAACTTTGAAGGAGAAAAATTCATTCAGTTCATAAGCAATATGCCTCTCACAAGAAACCTGTAAAAAGGTTTCGTTTAACTTTCCAACTGCAATCATCCAATCTCCCCATTCAAAAACTTCTTCCATTTTATAGTATTGCCAATGTTAAAAGACATTGACATTATTGACTTTGAAAACTCTGTAAGTAAATGAAGTTTCTGTTCCTGTGCCTTTACTTTATCTTTAACAAGATTCAGTCGTTCATCAGAACGCAGGAACATTTCAACATCTGCTTTAAGTATCTTTAGATTGAATGGTTCTTTTTGGTATTCCTCTGGGTCAGCTTTACCAGTGTAATATATCCATCTTTGCGTTCTAACGATGTCATATTCTTTCTGGAAAAACCTAAGGCTCATGTGCTCATCATATATCAAATTCTGATATTTTGAACACATCTCTGGCACTGAAAGAGAAGCAATATCAATATTACAATCCTCTTTAATAAATGTTGTGTCTTTGTTTATTATTTCTCTAATATCATCAATTTTCATATATATATTATAACAAAGATTTATGGTAAATACAAGGAAAAGGTTAGCCGACCTTGGCTATAGTGAAGGAGCCAGTATAAGCAAATGTAGCATCTACTACAATAGGTTGCAAATCTGTGGCTGTGGCATCTAGGGGAATAGCACCTAAAGATGTCGGAAAGGCATCTTTGAAAGTGACATTATAATTGGGGTTAGTTTTGTTCGTTTGTATCATAATATTCATATCAGACTTAATAGCACCAAATGATGAAGTTGCACTTATAGCATCTCCACTCAAATTAAACTGTGGAAATTCATCTGGAAAACCAATGGAAATGAGCCAATTGTATATTTCCATATAATTAGACAAATCCTCATTAACATAAAAGCTAATATTCAAATTTTCAAAGAGTAATTTATCACCCTCAATAGGTACTGGTGAAAACTGTGTAGGTAAAATAGCAGTTCCTAGAGCTATAGAAGGTATATTAACTCTTTGACAAAAGAAGTCTGTATTAGGCATTCTTTGAAAGTTAGATTCAAAGGATATTACGTTTAATTGATTAATCTCTTTAGGCTTTATTGGCATTATGTTATATGGTTAAAGTTATAATAAATTGTTATATAGCTATATATTAGTATTTACAATATAAGCTAATTGATATATGTAATATAGAATCTATATCTGACCCACCCAACAAGTATATAGTATCATATAAAAAGCAGTAATACAAGGAAAAGGTTCAACTATATTTATAACCTCTGTTTTGTAATTTTACTCTGTTCTTTAGATGCTCTTTCTCTATATCTACCTTAGACTGTCCAAAGTACTCTACTGCTAAATTAGTTTCTATCATTACTTGATTTAAATTTACTATGTCGTTTTCTTCCTCAACAAGTATCTCTCCAAGTATTCTTCCAAATTTCCCCTTCTTATCTAAATATGTCCTTAGTGTTATATAAGAACCTTTAGGGCAATGGTCTTTTAAAAACTGTGCTGATATCTTTCCGTAATATTTTTCTTCTTTATCTCTAGTTCTTGATTCTGGTGTATCAATACCAAAAAGTCTAATTCTCTGTTTAGAAAGTATGATATCAAATCCTAAATCAATATCAACATCAATGGTATCACCATCAATCACTTTAACTACTTTTGATTTATACTCATTCATTAGTAAACTCCAAAAAAAAAGAGAGGACAGGGAAACCCCTATCCCCTCTGATTTAGATAAAAACCGAAATTACATCAAGTTAGAAACTAGAACTTTTCTGTAATATTCATTTGCACCAGCGGTCAATGCTCCCGTTGCGTTAACAAAAGGATTAGCAACCATGCCGTAACGAGTCTTAAAACCAATTTTTGGTTGAAAGGTGTTCTCGCCCATAGCACGAACCATCTGCAACGGAACGTAAGGACAATAGAAAAGACCAGCATCATACGGAGATGAACCTTTATATCCAAGTGTATAGAACTGTCCAACACCAGAAGTATAATAAGGATCAACATAAACTTTCAGACCGTTCATTGTACCAGCGAAAGTTGACATCGTATCATCTACATTCAATGCATGACCAGATTCCAACATACCCGCCATTGACATAGCAGAAGCAACGTCAGCTGAACAGATCATGAAATTAGCTTTACCACGGCGAGTCTCATGTCCGATTTCATTTCGGTCACGCTCAATTTGGAACATCAAACCTTTAAACTTCTCAACTGACCATCGGCCATTTGAATCGGTATCAAGATCGAAAGTGCCAGGAGTCGTAGTATTGATCTGAGCACCAGGCTTAGCAATAAAATAAATTGTGCGGATAACTTCTCGATTGATTTCCTGAAGGATTTCAGTAGAGAGGATATTTGCCAATTCTGTCTCAGCATCCAAACCATGAACTGCTTTCAAATCCTGAGCCAACTCTGTAGAGTACTCAGCTTTAAGAGCCCGTGATTTAGCGGTTACGGAGATTTTATCAATGGTGAAAGCCATCTCTGCAAAATGAGTTGCAGCACCATCACCAAGAGTTTCACCAGTTGCTGTAGACATACCACCATTGATCGTATGTGTAGGATCAGTGAAAGGATTGACTGAACTTGACAAACCTGTCTGTGCTGTATTAGCATTAGACGTACCACCTGTACGACCTGAATGTGAAGCATCAGCTTCATCAAACCCTGCAGCTGCTCCAGAATCCTTAGCATTGTTTCGGACATACTGAGATTTCATTGCGAAAATCAAACCCGTTGGGCCTGTCATCGGCTGAACACCAGTAACATCGTATGCAATCATTTGAGGCATTGCTCGGCGAACCAATGAAATTAGAATTGGATCCCAAGTATCAACCGGGCCAGCACCAGCAGTTGAGGATGAAGCACCCATATTATTAGTAGGTGCTGCTTCCTGCAAAAACTTCTCCTGATTTTCCAACAAACGCAAAGTAACATCTCTACGATATGTGTCTTTAATTTCTGGAAGATCTTTGTGATCCATTACTGGGCCCCACTTCTCAGAAATATTTTCGGATAAATACATTTTCTTACTCCTTTAATAAAATTGATTAATTAATTTAAGTTTAACTTCACTCATTCCATTATTTTTTTGATAAGTGAGAAATTGCACTCATAACACTATCCATACGACCATCACTTGTTCCACTCACAACTGGATTATTAGTGCCTGCAGTTTTCTTATTATCTACTACAACATCTTTTGTATCTGATTTGAAATAGCTGTTCTTAATAACATTGAGTTTTTCTGCATACTGTTCATCAGTATCGTAGTCAACATCTTCTGTTAGTTCGGTAAACTTTTCAATATCTGTATCAACCATGCCTTCTGAAACTGTTTTGAAAACGGAAGAAGCTTTATATGTATTTAATTCTTTCAAAGTATCCATGTGCTTCTCTGTTTGAGCATCTAGTTTCTCTTCAAGTTCTGCAACTTCAACAACTAGACTTTCAAATACGTCTTCTTTTTCTTCAGGTACATCGATATAATGCTCTTCAAACAACTTCTTCAAACCAGAAATAAAACTCTCTGTAACTTCATGTCGAACACCAGATTCAACTGAAAGTTTATTTTCTTCCATCCATTCTTTTACTGAATAGTTGAGGTATTTGTCCATGTTCTCTGTCATCTCTTCTTGAATGGACTCAACACGCTCGTCTTGTTCTTTTTTAGACTCTTCACGAATCTGTTTACGAATCTTGGAAATCTTAGACTTAACTGCTGCTTCAAAGATTGTTGCTGCTTTTGCTTTGAATTCTTCAGACAGTTCTTCACCATTTACTAGTGCAGCAACGTCTTCTTCAACATTAACTTCGATTTCTTCTTTCTTCTCTTCGTCTTCGATTTCTTCTTTTTTATCTTCATCTTTTTCTTCTTCGTCATCGTCGCCATCTTTCTTCTTCTTAGCATCGATAGCCTTTTTCAAAGCAGGGGGAAGTTCACCCTCATCAATCTCTTCTTCTTCGTCTTCTTCTTCTTTCTTTACTGATTTTTTCTCCTCTGCTTTTTCGTTAATCTTTTTCTCAATTTCACTGTCTTCCATAATTTCTGCTTCATCAACTTGTCCATTTTCTTTAGCCATCTTAATACTCCTTAAAGTGTTTAATGTGTTTATTTATAAGACTTAATATTATAAAGTTGGATCTTCGACCCAGTTAGTTAGGTCTTCATCCCACGAATACCTTTTACCGTCACTTGGATAAGCAACTGGTGATTCCCATTGACAAGTAGCTTCTACTAAAGTCCAGCTAGGGTACGGCTTAGGTGCAATAAAAGCATCTCTAGCTTTGTCATAACTGTGACCAGTACCAGCATAGTTCTTACGGAAGTTGCCATTGTAAGATGTCTGTACCCAATTGAAACTATCACCTACTGCACCTGAGTTTATAAAATTCTGTTCTGCTACTATTACTCTTTGAACGATATTGTCTGAATTAATTTCTGCAAAGTGACTCATTTTTATGTCCTTTATTTATAATTTATTGCCCAGTCAAGAATCTGACGATTACGATGCCAGATCCGCCATTGCCGCCAGCGTTGCTTGCATTATGATACGAGCCACCACCTCCGCCACCACCCGTGTTAGCACCTGCTGCTCCGCCATATAGACCAGATACATTTATACCTCCGCTTTCAGCAAGGCCCCCTGCGTTAAGACCCGTACCACCTGTATTTTGTGGGTTCCCAATAGCCCCAGCACCACCGCCGCCGTTGCCGCCGTTACCGCCGTAAGTGGAATACCCTGACCCCCCACCGCCTCCTGCGAAATAGTAAGTAGTTCCTAACCAATCATTCTGAAGACCAATACCACCATGACCTCGTGTACCCGTTGCGCCTACTGCCCCAGCACCACCCCCGCCACCAGAGTAATAATCTCCGTTAAAAGCGCCTCCTGCGTTACCTTGCCCTGATGTAGCCGCACCTGAATTTCCTTGGGTGTATCCTCCTCCACCACCACCGGAGCCGCCTACATGACCGTGACTGTAAGTGGCATTAGTTGATCCACCACCGCCACCGCCACCCACTGTACTTGTTCCTAAAGCACTAGAAGCAATACCGTCTGATGAATGTGAAGGAGTTCCCTCTGGTGAACCAGCACCTCCTGCACCTACCAATATTGTATAAGTGTCAGCAGCATAACTCGTTGACTCTACTGTTGTTAGCCCACCTGCGCCACCACCGCCACCCATATCGTTTCCTCCACCGCCGCCACCAGCGACTACAAAAACTTCCGCCTCACCGTCTGTAACAAATGTCATAGTCCCATTAGCCAGAAAAGTGTGTACGGTGTATAGGCCAACAGTTGTTATCGTTGAGTTTGTCGAAGTAGCGGAAAATTCTGGCGTACTCATGGCTCGCCATGTATTACCGTTCCAGACTGCAATCGTTTTTGATTTGATAGTGCTTACCGTAGAAGCCGCTGTGTTATACCATAAGTCTCCATTACTAGGGCTACCCGGTGCTGTTGCCGATTTAGTTACTGATTCAACCCCTGTTAAATTAGCACCACTAATAGCTGGCAAAGTAGCAGGGAATCTGGCGTCAGCAATTGTGCCAGTTAAATTAGCAGATGTCAATGCGGTCAATGCTGAACCATCAATAGCAGGAAGATCACCTGTCAATTTACTGCAATCTACCGAATCCATCATGCCTTTT